GAACCTCTCAGGAGAAAAGATATATTCAGTACCAAACTTATCAGCACTACCTCCCCCACCTCCATCAACCAAAGCTATCGCTTTATCTGATTTATAACGGAGACAACAGTGTCAGAAACCATTGACATTACTAAAGCGGAAGCCAGCACATCAGTAGAGTCTACAAGGATTCGTACAGGTGAAGTGGGTAATCCGTTTCTGAAAGCCTCTGGCTCTTGGATACAGAATGAAATGCGTAGAGACTTAGCCCCTCCACACAACCTTGTAACATACGAAAAGATGCGACAAGATGCTACCGTGGGAGCTGCTTTAGGTACAGCAGAAGCATTCTTAACCAAAGCTCTAGCCAGAGCTAAGTTTACCACTAATAGTAAAAACCCAGAAGCTAAAGAGTTCTGCGATTACTTAAACTGGAACTTTAAAAACTTAAAAGACAATACTTGGTATGAAACTTGTATAAATATACTAACTTACTTGCAGTACGGTTTTTCTTTTGTTGAAAAGGTTTACGAACCTAACTACAGTACAAAGCATTCCAAGTTTACATGGAAACTGAAGAAACTAGCACCACGTTCACAACACTCAATCTCTGAGTGGCAATACGACGAGCTAGGACGAACGGTGACAGGTTTAAAACAGTATTCCCCACAATCCCTTAACTTAGGTTTAGTACGCGGCTACGGCTTAAATACTAACATTAGTGAGGTCATGAAACGTAATAAGTTCATGCTGTTTGCTTGGGAATCAAAAAATGGTAGCCCTGTAGGTACTTCACCTTTAAATGGTTGTTACCGAGCATGGCGAGAAAAGACTTTAATTGAGTCTTTAGAAGTCACGGGTGTTAGTAAAGGCTTGGGTGGTATCGTCGTGTTACGTGTTCCTAATGAACACATTAATAAAGCTGCTGAAGACCCCTCATCGAACGAATATAAAACATTACAAGCTTTGCAAAGCCAAGCTGCTTTAATGCACAACGGCGATCAAACTTACTTATTGTTAGGTAGTGATGTACAAGGTGAGAATGGTAGTGGTAAATACACTTACGACTTCTCATTACAGGGTGTTGAGAATGGTGGAAACTCTGTATCAACTGCTGACATCATCAATGAACGTAAGAAATCAATATTAGATTGTTTCGGTGCTGGATTCATTAACTTAGGTAATGATGCTACAGGCAGCTATTCCTTAGCTGATGCTAAAACATCCCTTCATGCTTTCTTCATGGAAAAACACATGTTGTTCATTCAATCTGTCATCCAGAACGATCTGGTCAAACAGATGATGGAAATCAATCGTGTCAATCTACAAGAAGATGATATTCCTCAGTTTGAGTTAGCTGCATTAGATGAAGTCAACCCTGAAGAATATTCAAAATCAGCACAACGATTAGCGGCTACAGGCTTAATGCCTCGTAAGAAAGACTTTCTAATGGATGTACTAACTAAGTGTGGATGGAATGTATCTAGTTTAGAAGAATTAACCGAAGAAGAACTCCTTAAGTCTTTAGCTAACCCTAACGATGAGAGTAGGGTAGGTGACGGAATGGCAAGTGGCCTTCCCGCTGGAACTGGTTCTGCTTTAGGTAACAATTCCGCCACCAACATGGACAATAAAGCCTAGATGATTATACGATATGACATTGGATGGGTAACTCCAACAGATATGAATAAGTATTATGTTTACGCTTTATATGATAATCTGGGAAACCCTTTCTATGTAGGAAAGGGAAAAGGTTATCGTGTAAATAATCATGTGAAACCTTCATTACTGAAAGAGAAATCTTACAAGAATCACAAAATTAAGTCCTTGTTACAAAGTCAAGGTTACGTGAAAAGAGATATTATATCTTATCACGATAGTGAGCAGTCTGCGCTTGAAACGGAAGCTTACCTAATAAGTTGTTATGGCTTATCTTCAGATGGTGGAATATTAACTAATGTCTGTAAGAGTCATTGGGATCTACCTGAAAAGGTTATACTTGCCAAAAAAGGTCGTAGTAAAGCTGACAGAAAGCTTAAAATCACAGATGATGATTTGCGAAAAGCTTATAGTGATTACTTAGAACTTCGTATTAGTTTAACACAAATAGCATCTAGTTTAAATATCAGTGAAACACATCTTGGGAAAATATTCGATGGCAAGAAGCGCAAAGACTTAGGTTTCAATAAAACTACTATAGTAGCTTTGCGTTCATATGACAAGCAAACGCTGATTTCTTTAGCTAAAGATAGGCACTTACTTGGAAGCAGTTACTCTGTACTAATGAAGAAGTATGGTATACCTAAAACTAGCGTAGCACGAATATTGCGGATGGAAGGATGTTATGCTTTCCTTAAAGAGGAAATTCAATGAATAAAGAACAAATGTTTGAGAAACTACTTGACTTCTTAGATGGTTTAGTAGGTGATAATTCAAACCCTACTCCAGATACTCCTGAAGTTGTCCAAGTAGTTAAATCTGTCAATGAAATGCAAAAACTCGCATTATTTGTGGCTTTAGAGCCGCAACCAATGACAGGGGAAACCACTGACCTACATGGACACTGGTATGATGTTGAGACTATCGCAAAAGCTTGTCACGATTACAATGTACATTGCGGTCAAGTTGGTACGATGCACAAGTCATTACTGACTGAAAACGATGTCAATGTAGTTGAATCCTATATTGCCCCTTGCGACTTTACTACAGAAGATGGTGAATACATTCAGAAAGGCACTTGGTTGATGTGGCTGCACTTCCCGAATGATGATGAATGGAATAAAGTCTTGGACGGTACTTATGATGGTATCAGTATTGAATGTTCAGGGGTGGAGTACTTATTAGATGTCGAATAAAATTACACAGAAAGCAACCAAGTTGCTACGAAACTTAAAGTTTCATAAAGATACACATAACGTATCGTTAGTTGGGCCTGAAGTTGGATCTGCTGCAAATCAAAATAAAGTTCTTATTTTAAAACAGGCGAACCCAGTCGAAGAAACTATTGAAATCTCTAAAGCATTAGAGCAAGTGTCGCTGACACTATCTATGGAAGAGTTCCTACGTAAATTCTTTGATATGTGGTCTGATGACGCTGAAGTGCTAACTAAATTGTTAGGTTTTGAAACAGAGCACGAAGCATATGTTAAAGAGCGTAAAGCGTCAGAAGAATCTGACAAAGAAAATTATGATTGGGATGCTGAACATTCAAAATATATTGAATCAAGAGTGTCACAGTTCCAATTAATGAAATCAATGAATGACGGTAGTATTAAAGAACTTACTAAGTCGTCATTTAACGAAATTGTTGTGTTGCAACAAAATTTAGAACCTGCTCTGATTGAGCATTTTACTACTAAGGAAAAACAAATGAAAGACGTAGAACTAGCTAAAGCAGCTTTTGATGCAAAAGAGGCTGAACTTGCTACTCAAGTCGAACTGACCAAATCTTTGGAAGCAAAAGTACAAGAATTAGAGCAAGCTCTGAGTGTTGTTAAAGCCGCCGAAGACAAAGCAAAGTTCGATGAGTTTGCTAACCAATTAAAAGGTTTAGTGGCTGATGAGAAATTTGAAAACGTAGCAAAAGCTATGTACGAAATGCACAAAGTTAATGCTGAAGTTGTAGAGATTCAAATCGAAGCATTGAAAGCTGCTAAACAAAATGCACAAGTTGCTGCTGAAGGTCTGACGCAAGAACAAGGCCATTCAGAAGTACAAGATGCTGACCAAGCTGCAAAGGCTGCTGAGATTGCCAAAGCTGCTAAAGCAAAAGAAATTATGAACAAAGCCATCTTAGGCTAATCAAGTAAACAAAAGGAAATAAGAAATGACTGTTATTGCAAACACCAAACCATACCTGTCATCTGTATTGATGTCAGACGCTACTGCTTTAGTAGCAGATTTTAACTACGCTCAAGTAAACCTGAAAGAAGCTGCTAACACAACTGTTAGTTTAGGTCAACTGGTTTATTGGAACGGTACTGATGCTTATCGTGTACTGAAAAACGCTGACTTTACCTCTGACACAGTATTAGCTACTGCTGCTGGTATCCCATCGTTACCAGATGGTAGCCAGATCGGTGTCGTTGTCGGTTTCAACGGTTCTATCGGTGGCGAGTTTGATGCAACTGTAGGTACTAGTGCTGTTAAAGCTTTCGTACTGTTCCGTGGTATCGCTGCTGTTAAAGAGTCAGGTTTACTGTTCGATGTAAGTGTGGCTGCTGCTGCACGTAAAGATTTAATCAAACGTCAACTGGAAGCAAAATTCATCGAAGTTAAAGCCGTTGCACCAGCAACAGGTTCAAGCTTCTACGGTTACTAATCAGTACTCGTCCTCAGAATAGAATTAATTAAGGAAATATAAATGTCTGTTAAATTACAAGTTGCTGCTGGTCGCAGCGTAGAAGTTACTAAGTCTTTAGTTCGTGATTTAGGTAACTTAAATGGTCTGCACGATATTACCTCTATGGTAGCTGAACGTCCAAACCTTCCAACACTGATTAGCCAAATCGTTAACCCATCTGCACAGTTCTTACAAACAAATACGTTTGAACATGACTACACCATCTATACCCAAGCAATGCCGTCTGACAAGTCTTACGGTGAGCGCGGTCAGGTGATTGAAGCTCGTCCTGCTACACGTACTCATTTACATAAAATCCCTTCATTCGGTGTACAATCTCATGTACGTCCTACTGATGTACTTCGTCGTCGTAAAGCAGGTACTGATAATATCTTAGAAACTATGGAAGCTGTAGTTGCTGAAGATATGGGTTCAATTGGCCGTGGTTGGGATTTATTCACCGAGAAGGCATTAGCTCATGCTATCACCACTGGTACTTTATACGTTCCAAACGGTACAGTAGCTGCTATTGACTTCTACCAAGAATATACTGGTGGTGCTCGTCCAGTAGTTAACTATGCGTTATCTACATTGACTGTTCACCCACGTAAATTCGGTGAAGAAGCTCGTCGTCGTATTGCTGACAATCTGTTAGAAGGTCAACAAGTTAATGGTTACGTAGCTCTGTGTGGTACTACCTTCTTTGATAACTTGATGTCTCATCCTAAGTGGGAACAAGCTATGATTGACCGTTCAGGTCTTCAAGGTCAAGACCCGCTGATTAAACGCTTTGAGAACTTCTCTCAACAATACCGTATGTTCCGTGGCGCTGATGATATTCTGTACATCGAATACGCTGGTCAAATTGGTGGTGCTCCACTGATCCCTGCAACTGAAGCATACATCATGCCAGTTGGCGCACAAGGCATCTTCACTGAAGTATTTGCTCCGGCAGAAACTATGGGTTACGTAAACACTGTTGCTCAACGTGAGTATATGTGGCGTGTTGACTCTGAGTTCGACGGTGTTAAAATGTACTCAGAATCTAACAAAGGCTTGTTCATGATTTCGCCTCTGCTAGTTCAAAAATGCACAAGTTCATAATCTAGCTATTGCATCTCATTGGTTCTCTGATATAATATTATTAGGTTGATAAGTATTGGAGGATCAATGAAACCTGTATTAGACGTAGATTATATAACTGTAATACGAAAAGAATTACCAAAAGTCAACGGAAAGAGAAAACGTGAAACAATTTGGGAATGTCCTTATTATGTTGTGTGGCAAAATATGCACACTCGGTATAAGAACATTAGTGATAAACCTTGCTATCGTGAATTAGAGATTTGTGCAGATTGGTATTATCTCTCGAAATTTAAAGGTTGGATGGAAACCCAAGATTGGAAAGGTAAAGCTTTGGATAAAGATTTACTAGGTAATGGTAAGTTGTATTCACCAGAGACTTGCTGCTTTATAAGCCCTAAAATTAATGTTTTTATTAGCGACAAGCAAAAGAATATTAACGGGCTTAAAGGTATAATCTTCCAAAAGGATAGAAACAATTATCCTTGGCAAGCACAGATAATGGACTTGTTCACAGGTAAGCAAACTAATCTCGGAAGGTTTACTACTGCAATGGAAGCACATTTAGCTTGGAAAGCTAAGAAACACGAGTATGCTTGCAGACTAGCGGAGCCAATTGTGGATTCACGTATAAAACACGCTTTGATGACTAGGTACATTTAATCAAATAAGGGGAGCTAGTCTCCCCTTTTTTCTCTTTAGCGTAATTGGAAATAATATGTTAGATTTAGACTTTAGTTCCCCTCTCGACCAAATACGCATGAATGTTGGTGATGCAGATAGTTCTGTAGTATCCGATAATATGGTTAACTCTGCATTAGTAGCATTTAACAATAACGTCTACATGGCAAGTATTGCTGTAATGGGTGTAATCCTAACACATTATTCTAAATTGTCTGACAGAGAACGTGAAGGTAATGTAGAAGTTTATTATACTAAATTGTACGAAAGATACAAAGATAGATTTGAAGAATTCAAACGTGCTGGTGGTAGCACCAATCCTTCTAATAAAGCATTCATGCCTATTATCATTGGCGGTGTATCGCGCAGTCAGAAAGAAGCAGTACGTCAATCAAATGATGCGTTTAGTATGTATGACCTAGCTAACTGGCATAGTGAATCATTAGGTTATCGTTCATTGTATGAAATATACGTAGATGAAAACTACCCATTGAATAATGGATAATGTATGTTTAAGATCAAATCTTCAGCAACTTCAGATACCCGTAAAATTGATGGACTGATGAATCGTCTTACTTCATTGAATAAATACGAAGTAGAATATGGCTATTTTGAAGGTGATACGCACAATGAATCTGGTTTAGATATAGCGCACTTAGCTACTATGTTAAACTATGGCACTGATAATATTATCGCTAGACCTTTTATGGATTTAGCTGGTGATATGGTTGAAAGGCACTTTGACATAGATAATCAGTGGAAACGAGATATCTGGCGTTATCTTGGTGGTCTTGGTCAGATTAAAACAATCCTAGCACAGTTTGGTAGGATAGGGGAAATCTATGTACAAGCATCTATTGATACAGGTGATTGGGAAGATAACGTAGAATGGTGGAAGCAAGCTAAATTTGAAAAGTATGGAAGCTCCGCACCATTGATTGCTTCACAAGATTTATATAATAGTGTTGAGGTTAAGGTGGTGAAAATTGGCAATTAGACGTAGTGGATTAATACCACGTAAAACAATACCTGCACGACGCAGCGTAGAAACCACAAATGATTTTAATGAAGTGATTGGTATAACTAACCAGTCATTTAACGCTTTACAATGTACCGTTCAACCCGTTGTTGGCGGTAGTATGACCCCAGATTTAATTGGTTATGCAGATAGAGAAATCTATACGGTATACACAGAGACACAGTTAGTTGTTGGTCTGGAAGGAACTAATAGAAAACCTGATGAGTTGTTTATATATAATAAATGGTTCAAAGTGATAAGATGTAAACGCTGGCAAGTTGGTGTAATCCCGCACTACGAATGTGTAGTAGTAGAAAAAGACGAGGGGTTACTATAATGGCAGTAGTTTATAATCACGAACAAATATACGAACAATTAAAACTAAGAATTAAAGCCCTCTGCGATAAAACATTTGAACCTAATTTACCATTTACTATACGTGGTGCGTCTAACCAGAAACGGACAGACACTTACATCCAATTGTGGATTAAACAGTGGAACCCTATCGGTACATACGATAAAGTAGATACTAACACCACTGCCGCCAAGTACGAAGTGATGGTCGATATAAGCGTCCACAGACCGCCTACAAGCACATCAATGGTAGGTACTACTACCATAGCACTAGCTAAGATAGTTAATGCGTTTAAAGCCTTTGCAGGGACGTATTTAGACAGCTTTACAGATGGGAACGTATCTTATCTTAGAAGTAGTTCTATTTCAATGAGACACTACCCAATTGATAGAAGTCAATTAGAAGAACGGTCTAGTGTGTCATGTATATTTGAAGTTGTAGTTGTTGAAGTTGACCCTACTGATGTAGGTTATATTGATACTATAGAACTGAAAGTAAAAACTAGTAAGATAGAATACAATAAAACAATTACATACCGTAACGATCCGTATATTAACTATGCACTAGCACTTCATCCAATTGTCCATATTGATATGAGACAAGCACTATTTACCCAACAATCTTAAATATAGAAAGGAGCCACAAACATGGCATCAGTACCAATTGAAGATCGTATTGACGTTACCGTAAGTTTAGGTACACAACCGATCTCTACAGCAGAGTTTAATTCAGCAGTGTTAGCCGCAGAATTGACGGACGCTGCATTCCCTCAAAATTATAAAATTTATAAATCGGTTACAGAAGTAGTTGCTGATGGTTTTGCTACAACTACCGCAGTTTATAAAGCAGCTACGTTAGCCTTTGGTGGTAAGTTCCGCGCTAAATCATTGTACGTTGTTAAATTCGGTAGTACAGGTGTTGCTACTATTAAAACACCAGTTCAAGCATTGACTGATTTGTTTAACGTAGATGACAAAGCATATTACATTCTGTCTACATCACACTCTGATGCTAACGTATCTGCTGTCGCAGCCTTTGCTGAGTCATTAGATAAAATGTACGTACATGCAACACAAGTCGCTGGTGTATTAGTATCGGCTACAACTACAGACATTGGTAGTATTCTCCAAGACGCATCTTATGACCACGTACTAACACTGTATAGCGGTGCAGCAGATAGCTCTTATGCTGAAGCTGGCGTAGTTGGTGCAATGGCAGCTTTAGAAGCTGGTAGCTCTACATTAGAAGATAAAACTCTCGTTGGTGTTGCTGTGGATAGCTTAAACGCTACTCAACGTGCATCATGTGAGGCCAAGAACGTAGCATACTACATGCCTATCGCTGGCGTCAACAGTGTGTTCAATTCTAAAGTAGCGTCAGGTCAATTCTTTGATACTATCGTTTTCAGCGATTGGGTTAAAGCCCGTTTAGCTGAGGAATTGTATGGTTTACTAAAACGTGAATCTGATTTAGGTCGTAAGGTGTCTTATGACGAAGCTGGTTTTGCTAAAATCCGTCAAGCGTGTAATCGCGTTATTGAAGTGGGTAAGGCTCGTGGAAGTATCTCATTAGACGGTAATGCTACAGTGCGTTTACCCACTCGTGATGAAGTATCTGAAGCTGATCGTATGAACCGTATTCTACCTAACTTAGTTGTAGAAATCCCTTACTCGAATGCTGTACATAAAGTTGTTGTACGCGCATACGTAACCGTTTAAAAGGAGCTAAATAATAATGGCATCTAATCATACTTGGGTATATGACCCGCGTAAAATTGCTGTAGTAATCGGTGGTGAGGAAGTCTATGGTTGGGCTGAAGGTTCGATGGTTTCTATCGACAAAGCCGACCAAGTAACATCTACCACTCGTGGTATTGATGGTCGTGATAAAACTGTTAACATCAACCCAATGATTGACGGTACTTGTACTATCACTTTACAACACACTAGCCCATTCAATAAAGTATTGTTTACATGGGCTGAAGCATATAGTCGTGGCTTCTCTGCCACTATCTTACCAATTGCACCATTCAGTTTAAAAGACCCGTCAGGTATTTCTATCGAAACTACTTGTTGGTTGGAGCAAGTACCTAGTTTCGCTTTAGGTCAAGAAACTGGTGAGTTACAATGGGTTCTCCATCTGAATGACGCATTGCCTAAGACTAACGACTCTTGGGCTGCTGCAACAAACTTAGGTAACATCCTAGGCATTCAATTACCATCATTATAACAATTTGTCATGTGAGCTAACAAGGATGTTGGCTCGTTTTCTGGATGAAAACAGCATGGCATTATATTAAGAGAAAATAAACATGACACAACAATTTAATACACGTAAATCAGAAGACTTTGCTATTGGTGGTAAAGTTTACAAATCTGCATCTTGGAGTCCGTTAAAGGCTGCTAGGAACCTCCCTAAAATCGGTAACGCATTCGCCGTACCAATCTCTTTTCTATTCTCAAATGCTGAAGACCCACAATCAGCCATCCCCCAAGCACTTATGATGTTGTTCTCACAGTTGGAAGAACAAGATGTATCAGAATTATTTAATATAATCCTCTCTGATGTATGGTGCAAAACTACAGATAAAAAATTAGATATTGAAAATGATTTAGAAAACTTGGACGAATTATTACATCTTGGCGCTTCTGTATTGACGCAACACTATGGGTGTATTATATCGGGAAAGGGTTTTCGCCAGCTATTTCAAGTGATGTTGCCAATCAATCAACTGGCGTAAAAGTTAGTAAACAAGCTCTTGATAGGGTGGAACGCACAACAAGCTTGTCACCCATTGAGATGATGTTTATGAGGGCAGTGAAAGAGGGTGGTGAAACAGCCATGTCTCTTGAATCACAAGACTTAGAATATCTGCTGAAATTGAATGAGTATTTAGATATTCAAAATTATCTGGAAGGTGATGTACATAGTCAATTAGAACGTAAACAAAATCAACCGAGGTAATTCATGGCCGATAACAACTCCATTACTGGTAGTGTCGTAGGTAAAATCCGTTTTAATATAGATAAAAAGTCTTGGGATAATTTAGAACTATTCCAAAAGAAACTAACATCTATAAAGAAACAAATGTCCACAATGGATAAGACGATTAAAGTCCAAGCTGTTGTGCAGAGTATCAATAAAGTAACAAATGCGACAGTCAATGCGGAAAATAAAATAGTTAAGGCTAGGGAAGCTAACGTAAAGAAAGTAGAACGTGCTGATACAGCGTATGATAAGCGTAGAGAAAGATTATTAAATACTCGCGCTAAATTAAATAATGCTAGACGTAAGAGACATTCTGGCGCTGCTTCAGCAAGTGAAGCCTATGCCGCAAGAGTGGAAGCGTTCTCTACAGTTAAACGTAATCAAATAGAAAAGACAGCTTTAATGCGTGGTTGGTCAGATTCTCAGAAAGAGACAGCGCATACTATCTTAAACAATAACATCAAGAAGTTCCAAGGGCAATTTGATGGTAGTAAGTCTGGAGACATTGAT